AATTGGAAATCTATGCGGAAAAAACTTGGGAATCATTCTTTACCCGAGTCAATCGGATCATGAACCTCGTTCAACCACTGGTCTTTATTTTTGTAGCCCTACTAATCGTTTTATTGTACGCAGCCATGTTGCTGCCTATGTATCAAAATATGGAGGTAAATTTTTAGATGAAAAAAATGTTGATGAAATTTAAAAAAGCTCAGGTTAAAGCTTTCACACTAGTCGAAATGAGGGATAGTAAAACTCTCTCTATATTCTCCACTTGATGACAATGCTATCAGCTGTGACTTGCACTTTTCTGATCAAGGCTCTGACTATGGTCTTTTGAGACTCATAGTCCATCTTGTAGATGTCTCCCTTGCTCAGAGATTGCTTGATAGTATTTTTAGTTTCCTCTTGTTTGAGTGCTGGGTCATCCTCTAGCTCTTTTTCTAACAAGGCTCTCATGCTTAGAAATTCGCTTGACTTGCTCTGTAGTTCTTCTAGGGTAATTCTGTCATCTATATAGAGGTCATTGAGCCTGCTCAGTTTCTTAGATAATTCTCTAATCTGTTTCTGATAGCTCTCACGGTCTATGGACTCTTTGTGATTATCTGATAAAATTGTCTCTAAGTATTCGGAGTCATGCTGCAGCTTATTGACCTCTTGCAAGACATAGGCCTCAAGGTCATCCTTGTAGTAAAAACCTGAGTCACATTTCTTATTGTCATTGTAGGTAGTAACCCCTCTCAACTTTCTAGGGTGTCTCTGATGGCATTCATATTTCTTAAACCTGCTCCCATCTTTTCTTTTCATGCCCATTATAATTTTCAACGGAGCTAAACAGTAGCCACATTGAGCGATACCTGATAGCATATACTTTGCCTGGAATGGTCGAGGATTTAAGTTTTCAAGTGCAGTCCTTTGTCTGATTTTAAGTTCTTTTTGAGTTTTATCATAGACCTCTTTTGAGATAATAGGCTCATGATTGCCTTTGTAGATTTCTCCCATGAATTGATTATATCCACAGTATACAGGATTGTCTAAAATCACTCTGACCGCTCTGTAGCTCCAGGGCTTTTCTTTTGGGAATTTCTCATTAAGGTCATCCCTGAGCTTAGTGATAGAGCGCCCTGATAGATAGCTCTCAAAGATGAATTTGATAGCTAGTGCCTGGATTGGGTTGATGGTCATGGTGCCTGTTTCTTTGTGATAATCATAGCCGTATGACGTTATAGCCCACATCATGGACTTTCCAGCCTTGGCACGTCCTAACTTGCCAAGCTGCATGCGCTCCTTTATCTGTTCACGCTCTAGCTGAGCAAAGACACTTAAGAGGCCTATCATGGCTTTTCCAAACGGTGTCGAGGTGTCAAAATTCTCTTGCAAGCTCAGAAATTCAATCCCATTCTTGATGAATACATCCTCTATCAAGAATAGTGTATCTTTCTGACTACGACTGAGACGGTCTAGCTTATAAACTATAACTGTATCAAATTTTTTCTTGTCAGCGTCTTTGATAAGTTTCTCTAGTGCTGGTCTTTCCGTGTTGGATCCTGAGAAACCTCCATCAGTGTATACTTTGTAAACCGTCCAGTCCTTAATTTTGCAGTAGGACTCTAATTTGTCTATCTGTTCCTCTATCGAGTACCCCTCCTCAACCTGTGAGGTAGTGGATACTCTGACATAGATGGCCACTTTATTTGTTGTTATCATAGTAGTACCTCTTTCAAAATTTCCTAAAAAATGATAAAATGGGTACAAGAAAAAGAGCTTTTTAATGCTTTGTTTCTTGCCACTAGCCTCACGCTCAGACTCGCCAAAGTTTGAGAGCGTGGGGCTTTTTTGTTTGTTATATATTATCATCTACTCTGTCTTGTAAGATGATCAATTTTTCTTTCAGGTCATTTACTGTTGCTAAATTACTATTCATTTCATTGATGTAGTAATTGATTTCATTGTGAATTTCTAAAGCGCTCGCTGGTGCGTTTAGGGAGTTGAAATAATTAACTAATTCTTTGCAAAATTTAGCGTACTCACTGTGATACCTTATTTGCACTTGGCACATCATTAAATCAAATTTATTTTTGTCCCATTTCGGGAAATCAATATCAAGATTTGTAGGGTATCCTTTAGCTGAGTGTATCTCCCATAGTGACGAATATTTATCAGCAATCCCCCTCCCTTCATCAGTCAAAAGTGTTTTGCCGTCATCATCATAAAGCAATGAGTTGTCTTTGAATTTTCTTGTTATTTTTTCAGCATTTAGATTGTAATCATGAAAAAAATATTTAGGGATTGATATAGTTGATTTTCTTCCACTCTTTGTTTTCCCCCACCAAACTAAGAGCAGTAACTCTCTAAGAGGATAACCCTCTGGAGTTATAAAGCTATCGTTGTATTTTGGAAAATCAAAGCCTCTCCCATATATTTCAAACATATTAGGTCTTGAGTTTAGTATTTTGAAATACTTAGGCTGATAGTAGTCAAATTCTTTAGACGGAGAAACAGTAACGGAAATTTGTTGCGGTTCTTTCTGTTTTTTACTTCCAAATAAAAAATTAAATATTCCCATTTTAAAAACCTCTCTAATGATTAACTTATAGCACTAACTACCTAAAGGCATGAAATTACCAACAATTTTTCCAATAATGCGAGGGTCCTCATCGTAAGGTGCAAACCTATCTTTATATTTCGGATTAAGGGAGACTAAACGCAATCCATCAGGTTCACGATAAACCTTTTTAATATATGTTTGGCCGTCCCAATCAACGGCATAGACTGCCCCATCATAATCAAAACCAGTCTCTTTTATGAGCACAACCTCTCCATTTTGGAATTTAGGTTCCATAGAGTCACCAAAAACCCAAGAGGCAAAATCATGATCTAAATCTTTATTATAAAAAACAGTATCATAGTTCCCATCGTTAAAATAAGAGTAACCATTACCAGCTGCCAATTTTTCAAAAACACGGTATTCAAAAAGCTTTTCCTCAATTGTGATTACTTTATTATTTTGCTCTTTCAATTGTTCGTTAGCGTAGTTAAGAACCTTTTGTTTTCTTGGAGTTGATAACTTGACAACCTTTTCAGTAATTTTATGAACCAATGGGGATGTGGGAATTTTTAGCTCTTTTACTTCCTGAGATTTATCCTCTATTAAGTCTGATTTATTAACTCCAAAATAGTCTGCAAGTAATTCGATCTTTCCTATCCGAGGATAAGTTATGCCTTTTAACCAGTCTCTTACAGTAGTGTACTTCAATCCGAGATCAGAACAGAGCTTATTTCTATCAATCCCTCTGCTACTCATCAAATTTTCCAAGTTCGCAGAAAAAATTTCTTTACTTTTATTATTGCTCATTTTTATCACTCCTTTATATAGTATATATTACGGCAAAAACGCAAAAAAGTAAAGAAAAAAATAAAAAAATACGAAAAAAACGCAAAAAACACTTGACATTGCGGTTAAACCGCATTATAATATAGTCGTAGTTGAGTCAGTCAATTATAAAAAAACGATAGAAAGGACAGTAACATGCCAAAAATGACTCTTAAAACATTGCGAACGCTAAAAAACTGGCGGCAAGTGGATGCAGCTAAGGCCCTTGATGTCTCTGCTGATACTTGGGGAAATTGGGAACGAGGTAAAACAGAGCCTACTGTGACGCAGGCTTATCAAATCGCTACTGCTTTTGATGTGTCTATTGATGACATTATTTTTTTACATAAGATTGCGGTTTAACCGCAAAAGAAAGGAGTAAACATGAATGAACTCATCAACGTAACTCTGAATGATAACCATGAGCCAATAGTGTCAGGTAGACAACTACATGAGGCTTTAGATGTCAAAACAAAATATGCCGACTGGTTCAATCGAATGATTGACTATGGCTTTGCAGAAAATCAAGATTTTTTGCTTCTCAAAAATGAGCAGCAAACAGGGCGAGGTGGTCACAATAAAGTAGACCACATCATCAAGCTAGACATGGCCAAAGAAATTGCTATGATCCAGCGAACGGAGCGAGGCAAGCAAGTCCGACAATACTTTATACAAGTAGAGAAAGACTTTAATAGCCCTGAGAAAATCATGGCAAGAGCATTGCTCATGGCTGATCAGAAAGTCCACAAGCTGGAGGCTCAGATTGAGGCTGATCGTCCTAAAGTACTCTTTGCTGAGGCAGTCAGTGCTAGTCACACATCCATCCTAGTTGGAGAGCTTGCTAAACTACTCAAGCAGAATGGGGTAGACATGGGTGCTAATCGCTTATTTAATTGGCTCAGAGCTCATGGATATCTCATCAAGCGCAATGGGCGTGACTGGAACATGCCTACACAAAAGAGCGTAGAAATGGGACTCATCAGAGTCAAAGAAACCAGTATCACACACGCTGACGGCCACATCACAGTTAGCAAGACACCACTTGTCACTGGTAAGGGCCAACAGTACTTTATCAACAAGTTACTTGATCAGGAATACTTAACAGGATAAAAACGAAAAGTCCCTCTGGAACGGCAATTCCATTGAGGGACTCAGTAAAACATTTACGAGGTAATTATATCATGAAAACAGTAAAAAAGGAATGGGAGCCACGGATTGTAAACATCATGGCAGATGGTTCTCAAGTTGACGATCTGACAGGATATGTCATCCCTGCTAGTCATTCCTACTATGACATCATTTTAAGAATGCACAAGCAAGAGTTACAGAAAGGGGCTTAAATATGAGGTATGCAGTATATTCTAAGAAATACTCACGAAAATTACACATCTATCAATAACACTTTCACTCAAGATAAGCAACTGAAACCAGCTACAATAGGGATTTTGGCAGTCATACTGACTAATAAGTCTGATTGGGTTGTGTATC